ACTGGTAGCCACCCTCGAAGGTCTTACCGAGTTGCTGCTGCTGCTGGAAACCGACCAGCGTGCGCGCCAGCTCCGCAAACGAACCACCAGCCATCACGGCCGTATGCGAGTCCGGTGTCACCGGATAGGTCGACTTCGCAGCCAACCTCTGCATGTACTCAGCCACCTCAATGTGATCATATGTCGCACTCGCCACCCTGAACGGCTTCCACCGGGCGAACGTGCCCTCGGCGATGTTGAATACCGTGGTCAGGTTAGCATCCGGATCGATGATGTCGGCCTGACCATTTTTCGCGAGGTTATTCTCACTCTTGAAGTAGTCGGTCGTTGTGACTGTAGTCGTCGCCGCACAAACGATATCACCAGAGGCGACCGCCGCCGACTGCTCCCAATCCGCAGCCATCGTCACCGTATCGGTCGAGTACGCGATTGAGCTGACCGCGCCGGCCCCTTCAGCTGAGCCACCGTCCGTAGAGTGATGCGTGAGCACCATGCCCTCGTCCATCAGCATAAGCGGGTTGGTGCCGCTATGGTTATACCCGTCCTTCGCAACCCACACGGTTGTGCTCGTCTTAGATGACACGAGACACAGGATCCCATCGTTGCCACCAATGGCATGACGGATCTCCATGAGCCGGAATGCGCCCCACATCTGATCGAAGAGCCGGGTGCTGAGATCGGCGAAGCTGCCCGGACCGCGGGTAGCTGCCGCCTCTACGAAGTTGTCAACTGCGCGCCTGACATACCGACGAGCTGGCGTGGTCTGCCAGTTCGCGGCATCAGTGTGTGCACTGTCCGGTAGCATGCCGTCCGTCCCTAAAGCACCAATCGGACGCTGTAAATCCGTCGCGCCGTTGAGCGATTCGCCGTCGTAACGGTAATCACCCTCCTGCGCGTTCATATACATCTGAGCCGTCGGACTTTCCCACCGCACACCAGGCAATACATCGCCCACGAATATCTCGTGCACGAGGCCCGTGATGCCGGTTAGGGCGTCGACGTTACTCTGTTGTGAGCCCAAAGCCATTTTCGTCTACTCCTATCGGCTACTATACCGCTGAGCAATACTCCTGCGGATAGCAGTTCTCCGGTTGGGTCCGGTTACCACTGCCTGGGAATCATTAGGCGCAGCAGTGTTACCGGACGATGAATGCGAAGAGGTAGAGGGAGGACGCTGACCATGCCGCACTGCGGCCGCAGTCAACCTCTCCTTCTCGGACTGAGCTAGCTTACTTCGCTCTTCAGCCCTAATCCTCTGCGCGTCCTCCTCGCGGACGCGGTTCTGCTCGTCCTTGAATGATTGCTGCACGCGCGGATCGTTCGCGTAAAGAGGCGCAAGCCACTGGAAAAACTCTTGCGAGTTAGGCGCCACCATCGACTGACCTTCCTGGCTAAGAGTGACGTTCCTGGCGTCGACATGCTGGCTGTACTGATCGATCAGCTTGCTAACGTTCGGAACCAGCTCGCCATGTTTGGCCCAGACCGGTAGCCGCGAGGCGGCCTCGGACTTGACGTTCCCGACGAACATCTGCGCGATCCTGCCCTCAGCCACCATCGTCGCAGCTTGCTGATCTGTCTGCGCCAGGTGCTGAGTATTTGAATCTTCGAGACCCTGCCGCACGGCTGCACCCACCTCTGGAGAATACGTCTTGGTAAGATCATCGATGATATGATCCCACTCGGGTGTAGGTCTGTACGGCATCTCACCCTGCTGGGCCCTGAGCCTGGCTTCCAAGACCATATTCCTTTCAGCGATCTCGTTTGCCCTGGCTTGGGAATCGGCCTGGCGCTCCACCGCAGACAACATGCCTCGGGTCTCGGTTTCGAGTTCAGGCGCCGTTTCCCATTCGGTGAAGCCCCTACTGCGCAACGGGTGATTGTCACTCAGTGGAATTTTGACAACGCCAGGCGTAGGTGTCGGTTCGACCGCCACGCCCACTTTGTCGGAGACGGCCTCCGGTGCGGGTTTCTCTCCCGCCGCGGTTGCCTCAGGTTCAGCCGGTGCGGGTTTCTCTCCCGCCGCGGCCTGGGGTGCGGGTTCTGTCTCAGGAACACTCGCCCCTTCCTCACCAGCAAACTGACCGCCCTCGGGTTGCCCCGCTGGCTCGCGTGGCTGCTCCATCGCACGCTGGCGAGATGTCTCCGCCGCCGTCGCACGCTGCTGAGCCCTACGCCGCGCCTTGGTCCGTACACTGGCACCATCATCCCCCAGGTGCTCTTCTAAAGCCGCCGGGGTAGTAACCTCTGGTGCTTCTGGAGCCTCTACTACAGGCTCAACGGTAGGTGCCTCGGGGGCCGCTACCGTGATCTCGTCGCTCATGCGATCTCCCTCTCGAATTTCTTGTCTGCACGTACCATCGATTCAGCTGTCGACGTGCCGCCTTCCTTGCCAGGATTGAACGCCTCGGCAGCGCTAGTACCACCACCGCTCCTGCCAGGTGGCCTGCCGGGTGACCTGCCGGGGCTACCACCTCCACGCCCGCTCCCCGCCATCGCCATTTCGCGTTGCTGTACCGCCGCCTGGCGGGCAGCGAGCCATTCCCAGTACTGACCCTGGCGGACCATCGCGGTACGGCGTACAAGCGGGCTCTCGGTCGGGTCCTGTGTGATCAGACTCAAGACCTCGATGTTCGCTTCCAGGTCGTCATCTTGCAGCGCTGGCTCCATTGAGTCGATCACGAACGAGATGTATTCACCAGCCTGCGCCGTCATCGGGTCCTGCATCGCGGGCTGCCATTCAGGGAATTGCATCTGTTGTTCCTGCACGAAACGCTCAGCTTGCTGTCTGATCAACTCATTCACGATGCGCGGGCGACGCTCACGAACTTCCTGTGGGTCGTCCATCACCGGGAACAGGCTGTTATCGGGCCAGAGCTTCCTGATCTCCCTGGTACCGATCAGCTGTTCGCCCTTCGCGTCAACCATCCCGAACATGTTGAGCAGCTGCTGGGCCTTAGCCTCGGTACTCGTGCCGAAGCCAGATACCAGCGTGAAGACAGGCGGGTTCTCGCTCATCATCGTGCGATCGACGTAGGGCTCAGCGAGATGGGCTAGTTCGTCACCTACCACGTCCAAGATCATCGGTACGTCCATGAATTCCTTGCGGACGCGCCAACAGAGATCGGCGTAGGCTTCCAGCTCTTCCCGCGTGCGCTGCGTGATCGGACCGAAAATCGAGTCGTCGGCCTGCTGGAGTGCGATGATCGCCTTGCCAGAACCACGCATCTCGCCACGGCTCGCTGCCTGCCATCCAGCCTTCCGGTACATGCCCTCCATCACGCGCTCGATCTTCGATTGCAGGAACGGCATGTGACGGTAGGGCTGCTCTAAGAATTGCATCTCGATGTTACCACCATGCAACAGCGGCTCGACTTCCAGGAGCGTGTCACCGAGCGGCCCGGCGGTCTCAACGTTGACCTTGCCCGAGCTGGCCAGGGGCGCACGAGTGGCGCGCCGGACAAACTCGTTGTACAGGCTCTCCAGCTGGTTCAGCTCGATCTGATCGTCATCGATATCGCTCATGTAGGGCTTGCCGTGCACGTCGTCGAACCTTTGGTGGCTATAGACGTTCACGAAGCTGAACACACCAGCAGGTAACGGCCCGATCCACAAGAACGTCGGCTCACCAAGTCCGCCCCCGGCCTCAAGCCGCTGGGTGGCGGCGAGACCATTGAGCGCACTGATCGTGAGCCGACCCTGAGGCCACTCGGCGTCCACACCCGGCAGCGTCTCGTCATAGATCAGGCCAATCATCTCCTCGTGGCCCCAGCCGAGACTCAGCGCGCCCGTGCCGTGCGTAAAGCCGCCAGCCATGATCCAGCGCTGGACGACCCGCTGGTAGGTCGAGGCACTGGGCAGGCGGTCGTTACCCTCAATGTCGTCCCTACCGAAAGCCTGGCGCACCAATTCAGCGGGTAGCACCCGACCGTAACTCGCACGGTGGATACTGTTCCGACGCGAGCCCGAGTTGAAAACAGTATCGAATGGGTTACCGACGAAGCTGTCGATCGAGCCGGGCATAGGGCCCTGCATCGGGATCGCACCCTCATCTGTCGGCTGCTCAGCAAGCACGGCCTCGTAGGGATCCCCTTGCTCGTCCCGCCACATCGCATGCACGGGACAGAAACCGGCACACGCAGCCATGTACTTCGCCTCGGCCCAGAGCGAATTCCAGTTCTGCCTGCGGACGTCCGCGTTGACGATCGCCTGGTCGACGACAGCGCTCTCGCGGCTCCTACGGTCTGGCTTGGCCTCGACGACGAATTGATAGTTCTGAGTCGTGAGGTGCGCTACGAAGTTGTCGAGGATCGGGCGCATCTGGTTATTCTGCGCCCGCGGGACGCCCATCAGGTCAGGGGCCGCGCGGAGCCTTGTGCCACGGAAGATGTCGAGCCACTGCGAGAGACCCTCGCCGTCGACGTGCAGCAAATACTTCTCTGACGTCAAATCCCGGAGTCGGCGAGCTCTTAGGCCACGCCAATGAAAATCCCGCGAATCGATCGCGAGCTTTTTCTTCTCGGCTTGGCCTAGCTGGTCTTGCTGGTCGCCCGCCATTGACGGCGCGCCAGCCAGCCCGTCCTGCATGAGCGGGATAACATTTGGCACGTTAACATGATGCTCATCAGTACTGCAGAATGTAAGTCAGCTAAAACGCTGTCATATCAAGACATGACAACCTGAACCACATCAAAAGCTTCCATCGTGAACCACTCCCCGTGAAGGCGATAGTCCCTCGCGGCATTGTGAATCCTAGCTTCATCATCCATACATCCGGGCCACGACGCCAGCAAACACAACTCAACCGGAGAAGACATGGAGAGGTCATGCAACCGGCGTTCCACATTGATAGAGTAGCCAATCTTGAGGCGCTCAGGTGGTTCCGTGGTAGCCATCACATACACAAAGCCAGGTGGGGGTTCTGGTTGCAAGTCTTCTCTCGGCCCCGGCTTGTGAATATGCTGCCAGTAGAAGGTACACAATGCATCTCGGGGCTTTATGTTCCCCGCATCTACGCAGTCTACAAATCTCGCCACATGGGTCCTGACTGTGTGTAGGCTGATTCCGAGCACCTCTGCTACCGCCGCATAAGCCAACCCGTCACGCCCCACCAGGGTCACAATCTCGCGTTGACGAGGAGAAAGAGCGATGGACATCAGGAGCCGCATTCCCGCGAGTCGAGGATGTCGCATAGCACCTCGTAGAGCGCAAGCTGCGCGTGGACGCCGACCTTGAACTCGATCTTCGTGCTGAAGTTGCCGCCGGGGCTAGTGCCTCTGACGATCGTGACGTCGGCCGGGAGACCATGGGCTTGCATCCTACTCGCAACTTCGTTTGCCCTGGTGGCAAGCTCGTTCATCGCGGCCTGTACCACGGCCCTATCTTCCGGTGTGTTCATTTGGCTCTCCCAACCCCCTCTCCGATGGTTCATCGAGCTGACGCACTAGCTCCGATTGAAGCTGTGTAGACGTTGACCCGTTTGCGACCCGGAGCCGGTACTGTTCCCTGAGCACGACCCGGACACCCTCGGAGCTAAACTGACAGATTATCTCCTCGATCTCGTCCGGAATCATTACCTGCCCCTGAGCCGCTGGCCGGGGTGCTGAGCGAGGCTGTTCCGGCATACCAGCCTCTCTCCTCCGGATTCGGAGTAGCTCGTCCAGCATCTTCGTGTTCTGTGCAAGCACAAGCTCGTATGCCTCACGACTGACCCACGGCCATCTCACCTCATTTCTCCTCCACGTTGACCTTGAGCGCTACCAGGTGCTCCTTGGCCTTCTCGACGCTCGTGTGCGTCTTGAGCTTCCGCCAGACCCCACCCTTCTTGACCTGGACCGTCAAACCAAGGACACGGTAGGGCATCAGCTCGCCTTCGCTTTCTCGTCGGCGATAAAGTCGACGTCTGCCTTCGTGAAGCCCTTCTTGCCACTGGGCATCCAGTTTTCAAAGTCGTCAATGATCAAGTTGAGACAGTCGGCGTGCTTGGCCGCGGAAACGGACGCGAACTTGGTCGTGAGGACCGCAGCCTGCTCAGGCTCGGACTCAGCGGATGGCTCGTATGATTCTTCCGGCATCGGCTTCGATTTTTTCCCGTACCTCCACGTCCACCAATCCGGTAGCCGGTTCCTGCCCGACGAGGATACCTGCTCTAGGCTCCGTGACATCACCCTGTAACCCATGTTCGGAAGATCCCTTTCCATCTGCCCCAGTGTCGCTTCGAGCGCCATTGTGTTCGCTTCCGAGTGCTCCAACGTCAGGAAGTACTCCAGGGTCGCCATCGTGCGCCTCCGATTGGTTCAGCTGAACAAATCGTATACCGTGGCGGTTCAGCCAGTGATTGAACACGGTCAGGCTGATCCTAAGCCTGACCCACCACCTCTCGTAAAACGGCATCATCAGATAGTCGGTGACCTTGCGAAGCGACACCACCTCGCCGCGCAGATCGTCCATGTTCGCTGCCAGCGGCATCAGAGTATGCTCGGTGTACTTGCCGAAGTACTGAGCGAGCTGTCGGCCAGTGACGAACGCATCGCCGTGGTGGAGCTTCTTCTGCTCGACAGCCTCAAGCTTCTTCTTGAACTGCCGCGACTCGGCACGTGACATGCGCTTCGTTAGATCGGCCTGGTCCTCCTCGCTCACACGACCAGTTGACCAACGAATCGCCAGCGCCTCCCATTCCGTGCGACCGTAGTTGAGACTCAAGATGTCACCTCGTCTACCATCACCTCATCATCTCGTGTTGACGTGCTACCTTGTCCACCATTTCCTCCAGCGCGTAGTCATAGTTCTTGATCTTCTCGGGCTCCTGTACCTCGACCACAGCCGGACTCAAGTGACTCATGATCGCGTACCGGTACGCTGCCATCATGTCGGCGCCATCGGCCGTATGGTCATCAGGGTTCTGGTCCTGAGAGCGACCCTCTAATGGGTTGGGGAACGCCCAGTTCTCCTGCTCCCAAAGGAACCGGCTACCGGACTGTGCGTCACCCGCCGAGTTGGCGTTCATGCCGAGCATCCAACGCTTGCCGTCCCCGATGCCCATGCGCACGAACAGCGTGCGGCTCTCGTACATCGCGTTGATCCGGTCCGGACCCGTCAGCCGTGAGCCCTTGTCCTTGACAGCCGCGTGCGCTCGCCACCGCGGCATGACCTGCTCGTCGTCCTCGACCCAGCCCCGCTCCAGCGCGGTGTTCAGCTCCAGCGAGTCGGTAGGGTTCGCTGGATCACCGTAGACCTTGAGTCCCTGGATCCCATACGTTCCGAGCATGCGGTGAATGTGCTGCGCTCTCGCCCCGAGAGTCTCGCGCTGGCTGAAGTACTCATCGATGACATGCACGAACCCCTCTTCATCGATCGCGAGCAGCAGGAACGCGAACCGCCAGAGACCGTAGTCGATGCCAGCAAACGGGATCAACGTGCCCCCAGCGAACCCCAGTCTCAAGTCCTCATTGTTCCACTCGCGCTGACATGCGCTCGGGTCGTACTTGGATAACACCGTGCCCTCGGCCAGCTCCTTGACCATGTGCTGGGCTTCCTTCAAGAACGCGATCAAACCCATGCGCTCGATCATGCGCTGACAGACTTCGAGCGACTGGCCAGCCCAGCTCGGGACCCCGCCTGTGATCTTGGCGCGCCTGACTCCGCCAAGCTCCTCGATCCACTCGTACTTGAGCCCGCGCACAGCCGGGTGCGGTCCGCTCACGATCCGATCAGCTAGGAAATCCGCCCTACCATCCGAGAGCCTGCTGGCTACGCCGTCCTTGATGATGAGGTTCTGCACGAAGAGCACAGCTGCGTTAGACGAACCGGCAGGCAGTACCGAAGTCGTCATCGTCGCGATCTTCTTGGCCGTCGTAGCAAGCGTATCGTGCTTGCCGTCAACATCATCGAGCACAATCAGATCCGGACGCTCCTCCTCGACCTTCAAGCCACGAGCTGCAGTGTCCAGCCCCACCGCGTCAATCGTGAAGCCGCCGGCGGTCCTGAGCCTGTTCCTGCGCCATCCACGGCTCATGCCATACTTGGAGACCTTCCTGTTCGCGTGCCGCGGATAGAAACGCAGGACATGCTCCGATTCGAGCTGAACCGCGATGTTCTCGATGTTTTTGTTGGCCTTGTCCTGGGTCTCGCTGACGTACCAGCAATACTTCCTGGCACCCCTAACGCCCAACGCCGTGCACGCCATCTCGGCAGTCGTCGTCTTGCCACCGCCACGCGCCCAGATCGCGCAAAAGCTCCTCGGTGATGAGGCAGGCTCGATGCTCCAGACGTGATCCCAAAGCTCGCCGTGCTGCTCACCCATCGGGTAGGTGACGTAGCTCGGGAATAGCTCGCCGACCCACTCGCGCCACCCCTCGGGCGCTGGCTCGCCTTCATGGATCACCGTTAAGCCGGACCCTAATTCGAGCCCATACTCCAGGATCACGGCTAGGTCATTTATGCCCGCCATCACATCCCACTACCGTAAAGCGCCGCCCTCGACCTGCCGGCACGTTCAAGCCTCCGGAAATGACGGAAGCGCGCACGTTCAGCCCATGGCCCCAGGCTCGCGTCCACGACCAAGGCCAGGAACAGCCCGGCAGCAATCAGGCTGCACACCCTCCAGGACCCCATGGCAGTCCTCGGATCAGGGTCATCCGCCCGCCATCAGCCTACGAGCAAGTACCGGCATCCACGCCCGCTTGACCCTCTGGACAACAGCGAGATCATCCAGCAGTGCCGCCTCGGTCGCATCCCACAGCCCATCGATCAAGTCCTGATCGTATGGCTGCTTGGGTAGCCCGAACTTGGCTGCAATGTCGATAGCCTTGAGCTGATCGGCGGGCTGGGTCTCCTTCACGTCCACGGTCTCGCCGCATTCCGGGCACTCGACCGTGACGGAGCGCTCGCCGGTCACGAACTCTTCGAGATGCGGTAGCCCCTTCTCCAGGATCTCGCGCATCGAGCCGCGCAGCTCGTTCGGAGGGCGACCGGGACGTGCGTGCGTGCCGCCCTGCTTGATGCGTCCACGGCCATGCTTCGGGACGACAAGGCTATCGGACTTAGGTTCGGCCTTCCCATTGTCTCTTTCAGTCACAGCTGGACCTCAGACGCTGGTATATTTTACCGGCCGGTTTGTTGCCATTACCGACCGCCCACTCCTCCCGCCACGCTTCGTTTTTCCCAAAAAAAGTTGCCGCCTGTTTAACGAATTCGCTGCCGATCCTGTCCTGCACCTGCAGGAACTTTCGGTACCTCTCGACGCCGGCCAACAGCTCCGCCGGGGGCACACCTTCTCGGATCCGGAGGCCCCAGCTCCGACGAGCGTCACGCCACCGTTGGTCCCCCTGCCTTCTCGGATAGCAACTTCGCACCCTTTCCCACTCCTCGTCCAGCGAGGGCGAGGCCCGAGCGACGGGGGGGGTATCTGTTGGGGGGGGTAGTTTCTTTTTTGTCTTTGTCTTTGTCTCTGTCTCTGTCGCGTGACGGATAACGGCAGGTACAGGTACCATAACGCCGTTATGGGGTGTTATGCTGCGGCTTCGGAAGCTCTTCTGGCGCAATGGGTTAGTACCATCAGGCTTCTGGTAGCGCTCCCACCCGGTGACGGTCCACATACCGTCATCGATCAGCAAGGCCCCGTCACCGACTGCTGCGGCCTCCATCCGCTGGAGGCTTGGCGCTGCTATGCCCCACAGGCGCTTCACCGCGACCGGGCCTAGCCTCTTTGCCTGCCCTCTCGATCCGACCGCTTTGACGTGCAGGAGTAACCGGGTCCAGGCATGTTGAGCCTCCGGAGCGAGCCCCGCGAGCCACTCTGAATCGAAAGCTGTCACGTCGAGCCTCAGCCACCGGCCAGGTGCGCTCATGAAGGCACCTCAGACGCTCTGTGGCTGCCGAGGCACTTGAGGACATGGTCTAGGCCATGCTCGCTATCCTCGTGGCTCTCATGGGATTCTAGGGCTATTGGTGGGGTTCTGCTTGGACAACGGGGGAAGGTCACGACAACGGTCACGGTCACTCCCTTTGCGAGTGATGAGTAGTGAGCGCGACGGGGGGAGACGCAAAGGGCCTCCACTCCTGACATACTGCGGTGGAGTCGCTGGCCGACGACCCCGTCCGCTCGCCAGGAATTTAGCGGGGGTCTTTCGGCTCGTCCATGGCGAGGAAACGGAGGGCATGCTCTGCCTCGCCGTCAATCGGCAGGGTGCCGCACTCGCGGCGGGAGACTGTGTTGACGTGAACTCTCAGCATCTTGGCGACCTCGACTTGAGAGCCGAGCCGCCGTCTTTTGGTAGCGTAGTCGAGTGGTTTCATCCGTACAATCTCTCACAGTAGCGCAGTAATCGCAAGGGTTACGCAGGGTTTTTTGGGTCATGAAATGAAACCCTTGACAAGCCTAACCGTGACGGTTAGTATGCTTTCATGTTAACTCAAGATAGGAGGCACGGAATGGATAACGAAATGAAGCGGCGAGCGGTTCGGTGGAGCGTTTCCTCCCAGGCAACAATTGTCACCGGCACGGTCACACTTCAAAGAGAATCCGGTGAAGAATTCACGCGGAAGTTTAGGCCCTTCCGAGCGTGGCTGGACACGCCTTTCGTAGATCTCGTAGACCATGCACACGACAGCGTTTGTCAAGACATGTGGGAGGAGTATCTGGGAACTCCCGAGCAGAATGCAGATTGGGATGGGCGCGATGCGCTTCCGGTAGAAGAAATTCTTCACGAGGATGAGATTTCAGTCGCTGACCCACGGTATCCCCTGCTTGTTGAGGTCGGGCACGACGGGGTGGCCGAGGCACGGACATAGGTTCGGACATTCGCTGGCCGGCCGGGGCCTCCCGGTCGGTCCATGATCCACCACCACCACCGCGGAGATTACTTCTAATGTACTACGACCGCTTCGACATCGTAGACGCACACTACTGGTTCTGCGTCAATAACCACACCGGACAAGGCTCTGACCTTTACGCTCGGCAATGCCGCATCTCGACATACTTTCAGCCCTCCCCGCTTGCTCGTGGCCCAGAGTCCGAAAACGCGCAAGCGATTTATGCCAACCTCGGGCGTGACTAGCGGTAAGATCACAACTCTTGACACGACTAACCGTAGCGGTTATACTGTAATACCAACCACTCACCCCACAGGAGTGACACCATGACGAAGAACGAAAAGACCGACCTCCGCGGCGCAATCACCGACAAGATCCTGACCGCTCTCAAGGCTGGCGTGGCGCCGTGGGTAAAGCCGTGGACTGGAGGCAACGGGCTACCGGTCAACATTACGACCGGCAAGGCATACCGTGGCGTCAACAGGCTGCTACTAAACTTGATCCAAGCCGAGAAAGGCTACCCCACCAGTGAGTGGGTCACATTCAAACAATGCAGGGCCTTGGGCGGATCAGTTCTGCCACGCCCTGACGACGTCGAGCGGGGAGAATGGGGCCACCGGGTCATATTCTGGAAGTTTATCACTAAGGTCGACGCGGCCGGCGAAGAGTGCGACGCGTTTCCACTCCTAAAATCCTACACCGTTTTCAACCGCGCACAGACTACGGGCCTGCCGGAGCCCGAGGTCGTTGAGGTCCCTGATCACGAGCGCCACGCCCACGCTGAGGCCACCATCGCGGCGAT